GCCTGGTGGGATGACGCAGACACCGGGACACCCCCGCCATGACCCTGCTGCTGGCTGCTGATCAGATCACGCTCTACCCGGCCGGGAGCGCGGCAGACAGCCACGGCTGGGCGCTGGCTGGCACCCCTGCTGCCTGGCAGGGCTCAGGCAGCTTGCAGACCAGCCCTGGCATGTCAGCAGACACCGCAGCCCAGGGCGGCGGCCATGGCCCCTACGACCCGAACGCCACCAGGCTGGCAACCCTGTTCCTGCCACCTGACGCCCCGGTCGCTGAGGGCTGCGTGGCTGACGTGCGCGGCGAGCGCTACCACCTGACACAGGTCCGCCTGGTGACCGACCCCACCGGCACGGGCGGGCTCGACTGCTGGGCTGCCACCGCCACCGGCACCAGCACCTGGGGCACCTGATGGCATCGGCAACGTTCCGGGTGACCAGCCCAGAGGCGGCCAGGGTGGCAGCCGACCCAGGCGTGGCCATGGTGGCGGCCAGGGTCATGGCTGACGTGGTGGCGCGGACCCCGGTCGGGGCTACTGGTGACCTCGCGGCAGGGTGGCAGATGGAGAAACTCCGCGAGGGCGCACGGCGCATCACCAACCCCGTGCGGTACGCCAAGGATGTTGAGTTCGGCACCCGCTACATGGCCGCAGAGCCCATGGTCGGGCCAGTCCTGGCGGCGTACCGATGACCGCGCCAGTGGTGACGCAGCCTGACCTTGAGGCATGGGTCTGGGCCAACATCCAAGACCTGCCCGGGGTGACCTCGTTCTGCTACGCGGTGGTCAACGAGTGGCCGTTTTGGAACGTCGCCTACTCCATTCAGATCGACGCCCGCGCGGCCAGCAAGCAGGCTGCCTGGGCTGCTGCTGAGCAGGTCCGCCAGATCATCGTGGGCCTGCCTGACGTGCCCTGGCCTGACGGCTGGGTGTCTCTCGCTCAGCCAGTCGAAGGGCCGTTCTGGCTGCCTGACCCTGACGGAGGCCCAAGGTACTGCGCCCGGTATGAGGTCCGGGCACACCCGCCCAACTAACCCAACCGGGTGGTCCCGTGGCCCCGATGGCTGCGGAACGTGCCACCTGGCTGATCGGAAGGAACGGCAGCAGTGAGCACAGCAACGGAGGAACGCCCCAAGAATGGCGGCAACGGCGAGGGCAGTCCCGGCTTGCAGGTCGTGACGTATGCGCTCAACCCCAAAGAGGTCAACGTCGGCACCCCCAACGGTGCCGGTGTCTACCTCGCCCCAGCCGGGACACCGCCGCCAGCCGACACGATCACGGCCTGGCCAGCGGCGTGGAACATCCTCGGCTATATGTCCGACGCGGGGCCGACGATTGCCCAGAACACGAACAAGCAGGACATCATCCCGTGGCAGTCCATGGCCCCGATCCGGTCGCCAGTCACCACCCGGGACATCACGCTCCAGTTCATCATGTGGCAGCTCAACAGCCTCACCTTGGCGTTGTACTTCCAGACCGCCACCCCGGTGCCCATCGCTGACGGCTCGTTCTCGATGCCGGTGATCACCAACCAGGCAGGCAAGCAATGGGCGGTCGGCATCGACACCATCGACAACGGCCGGGCCGTGCGGATCGCTGCCACCAAGGCCCTGGTCACGGCGAACGGCAACATGCCGATCACCCGGGGCGCAGCGGTGCCGCTTGACACCACGCTGACCATGCTGGACGACAACGGGACGATTTGCACGGTCCTGGTTGGTCCTCCGGGGCCATGAGCCAGGCCGCCAGCAACGGGCGGTTCGACCTCGACGCGGCGGCTGCTGCTGCCGTGGCTGAGGGCAACGCTGCCCCGTTCCTGTTCACGTACAAGGGCACCGACTACCAGGTGCCGCCCGCGACGGACTGGCCGCTTGAGGCGCAATCGCTGATCGGCCGGGGTGAGCTTGAGGCCGCCTTGGTCATGCTGCTGGGCCGTGAGCCCTATGACCAGCTCGTGGCGGCCGGGATGACCGTGGGTGAGCTGAACGTGCTGTTTACGGCAGTGGGCGAGGCGGCCGGGGTGGGCGGTCTCCCAAACTTGTCGCCGCCTGCGGCAGCCGCTTCGACGCCGACGTAGAGGCCGCGATGCTGGCTGGCTACGGGCTCGATGTCCTCGACCCGGGCGTGTCCCCCCGGCGCGTCTGGGCGCTGTCGCAACGGCTGCCGCCCTGGGCGCGGCGGCCAGGTGAGGACTGGTCTACAGAGGCAGAGCTGCTGGCCCTGGTGATTGACAGCCTGGCTGACCTCACCTGGCTGGTTGCCCAGCTCGGCGGGTCCACCAACACGCCCAGGCCCAGGCCGCTGCCCCGGCCTGCCAGCCGGGCGGTAGCTGCCCCTGCTGCTGCCCCTGCTGCTGCCCCTGCACAGGGCCGGGGGCAGCTCGTCACTGAGCTGGGCGGGATGACAGGCGTGGTGGTGCAAGGTGTCTGACTACGGCGCACTGACCATCGTTGTCGATGCCAACACGGGGCCGATGACGGTCCAGATTAAGCAGGCGGCAACCAAGGCAGGCGCAGAGGCAGGCGCGGCGGTCTCCGAGCATATGTCCAAGGGCCTGGGCAGCAAGCTGGGCAGTGCCGCTGGCGCGGTCGGCAAGTCGGTGGCTACCGGGCTGGGCCTGGCCACCACCGCAGCGGTGGCCTTCGGCATTCACGCTTTCAAGGCCGCCTCACAGATCACCGGGATGCAGGCCAGCCTTGGTGCCCTGGCCAAGGCCAACGGGGTCTCGCTCGCCGCAATGAACCAGAACATCGACGCGATGAGGCGTCAGGGTGTCGCCTACGGCGATGCCCAAAAAACGGTCGGTGACCTGGTACGCGATCACATCGGCCTGTCACACGCCACCGAGCTGTCACGGATCGCCCAGAACGCGGCAGCGGTCACCGGCCGGTCTTACTCATCAGTTGAGGATGCCCTGACCCGGGCCATCGCCACCGGCAATGCGGGGATGCTGCGGCGGTCGGGCATCATCGTGGACTCGGCCAGTGCCGAAAAGGCTTGGGCTGCCGCGCACAACACGACCGTGGCGGCCATGACCACCGAGCAAAAGTCGATGGTCACCCTTAACGCGGTGATGGCAGCAGGTGGCCACGTCGCCGGGGCCTACGCGGCGCAGCTCAAGACGCCGCAAGGTGCCATGCACCTTATGAAGATCAGCGCTGAGGAACTGACCATCGGCATCGGCACGTCACTGGTCCACGCCCTCAGCCCAGCCTTTACCGGGTTCGCCAAGCTGGGGCTGGCCATCCAAGATGCGACCGCACCAGGCGGCAAGCTGGCCCCGATCCTGGGTGCCATTCAGATCGTTGTCGGCAAGCTGGCCGCACCCCTGGGCCACGTCATCACCCTGTTTAGCGGCTGGCTCAACCACCTGGACCCTGCCAAGGTCAAGAGCTTCGCCAGCGAGATTGTCAAGATCGGCCCCGCCCTGGCCGGTGCCGGTGCTGCTGCTGCCCTGTTCACCGGGGCCGGGCTGCTGCAAAAAATCCCGATGCTGTCAGGGCTGTTCGGCCCGCTGGCCAGCCACATTGACCAATTCGGCAAAGCCCTTATGAACCTGTCAGGCCCGTGGAAGTTCGTCATCGGCGGCTTCGTCCTGCTCATGGCCGTGTCACCGCCGTTCCGCAAAGAGGTCATGCTGATCGTCACCACCCTGATCAAGGGGCTGGCCCCCGCCTTCGTCCAGATGGGCAAGTCGCTGCTCATGCTGGTGCCAGTGTTCGTGGCGCTGGCCAAGGTGGCAGGCCCGGTGCTGGCCGTGGCGCTCAGTGCGCTTATGCCGCTGGTCTATGCCCTCACGGACGTGATCAAGTTCCTGGCACCTGCCCTTGGCCCCATCGTCATCGGCATCCTGGCCATCGTCGCGGCAGTCAAGGTCTGGACGGCCATTCAGGCGATTCTTGATCTTGAGCTGAGCCCGTTCACACTGGTACTCATCGGCATCATTGCCGTGATCGCTGGGCTCAGCCTGGCTGTCTACGAGGTCGTCAAGCACTGGCACGTTTTCGAGACGGCATTCCTTGGCGTGTTCCGGTCGGTGCTCGGCTGGCTGAAAGCAAACTGGCCCCTGGTCATCGGGATCATCCTCGGCCCGGTCGGCATCGTGGCCGTGCTGGTGATCAAGCACTGGACAGAGGTCCGGGCGTTCACAGAGCAGACCTGGCGGGCCATCACCACCTTCGTGACCCGGATCGTGGGTGACCTGGTGGCGTTCCTGTCAGGGGCCTGGGATGACATCAAACGGGCCGTGCAGGCAGCCTGGCGGTGGCTGCTGACCGCCACCACGACGGCCTGGCGCACCTGGGGGTCAATCGTCCGGGGCGCAGTCAGCGCGGTGGTGGGCATCGTCTCTGACGGGTTCAACGCGATCCGCAGCGCCATCGGTGGTGCCCTATCGCGGGCGACTAGCACGATCCGGGGCTGGGGCAGCTCACTGCTGGGGGCAGGCCGGTCAGCAGTGTCAAACCTGCTGGCGGGGATCACCAGCGCCCTGGCCGGGATTGGTGGCTGGGTCAAGGCCCACGTCGTTGACCCCATCGTCGGCGCGGTCAAGCACTGGTTTGGCATCGCCAGCCCGTCAACGGTGATGCGCGGCCTGGGCGAGTCGGTCACTGAGGGCTTCGTGTCTGGCATCGTCAAGGGCAACCCCGTGGCCGTGGCCAAGCACGTCTTTGGCGGCATCCCCAGCGCCCTGGCTGCCATCGTCGGCAAGGGCATCGTGGGCGTGGGCTCGCTGCCGTCCAAGGCCCTGTCCGCGCTGGGCTCAGTGGGCGGCTGGGCTCGGGGGATGCTGACCAAGGTTGGCGGGCTGTTCGGCCACCTTTTCGGCGGCGGCAGCTCAGGCACCAGTCAATGGGGCGGCCTAATGATGGCCGTGCTCAAGCACTTTGGCATCCCGAGCCTTTACGGCACCTTTATGGCGCAAATGGCCACGGAATCGGGCGGGAATCCGCGGGCTATTAACCTATGGGACTCCAACGCTCAGGCTGGCATTCCGTCACAAGGGCTGATGCAGGTTATACCCCCCACGTTCGCGGCCTATGCGGGGCCTTACCGGAGCCGGGGCATAATGGACCCGCTCGCCAATATCTACGCTGCTGTCGCCTATGCCCTGAGCCGTTACGGCGGGTCCATTGGCGCTGTTCTCGGCCATGGCCATGGATATGCAGCGGGTGGCATTCTCCGCGAGCCCGTAGCAGGGTTCGGCCTGCACTCTGGGACGCCCTACTCGTTCGGGGAGAACGCGCCGCGCATTCCTGAGCGCTGGTCACCCCTGACCGGGGCAGGCGCGGACGTGGGCCACGCCCAGGCCGTGGTGATCAACGTCTACCCCCAGCAGGGGCAAAGCGAGGTCGAGATAGCCGCAGCAGTGTCACGCCGCCTGGACTGGGCGGCAGCCACCGGACGAGCCTAAGAAGGGCCAGGGTCATGGCTAATAACCCGTTCCTGTCAGACGCCGCCGCCAACGCGGCAGCAGCCGCCGTCACAGCCCTCTGCAACGGCGGCACCATCCAAGTGCGCAGCGGTGCCCAGCCAGCCAACGCCAACGCTGTGGCCACCGGCACCCTGCTGGTAACCCTCACCTTCGCCGCGACTGCCTACGGTGCCCCTGCTGCCGGGGTGGCCACCGCGAACGCCATCGGCGCGGCCAACGCCGTAGCCACGGGCACCGCTGCCTGGTTTAGGGCGCTCAAGTCCGATGGCACCACGGCGGTCTTTGACGGCTCGGTGGGCACCAGCGCGGCTGACCTGATCCTGTCGTCGGTGGCGATCACCAGCGGCGGCAACGTCGGGGCCAGCAGCCTGACCTACACCCAGACCGAGTAAGCCCGCTCCCGAGGGACCGGGAGGCCCGCCGTGCCACCAAGACGACGCCGCAGCCAGGCCGCGCCGAGGGCTACGTCTGTCCCGGTTGAGCTTTGCCTTGCCGCGTCTGGGGGGCAGACCTCAGGCAGCAGGGTCTTTGCCATCACCGCGCCCTCGGCTGCTGGTGACACGCTGCTAGTGACCGTCACCGGCAATAACTCAAGCTCGGCCATCAGCGGCCTGGTGGACAGCAAGGGCAATAAATACACGCTCGACAATTCCACCGGCCCGAGCCCTGCCATATCAGCATTCCGGTCCCCCGGGGCGACAGGTGGCCCAACAGGCGGCCCGACCGTGGCGCTCACCACCGCTGACACGTTCACGGCGAGCTGCTCGGGGACGATTCAGTTCAACATGGGGCTGCAAGCCCTGGCCGTCACAGGCGCGGGCGCATTGGACCAGAGCGGCTACCTGAGCGCAGCCGCCAGCACGAGCAATGCGGTGACGGTCACCACCACCCAGCCAGGCGACACCCTCGTGGCCATGACGGTCTCAGCCAGCACTGGCGGCGCACAGAGCTTTGACGCGCCGTTCACCCAGATTGACCAGGGCACCGAGGGCACCTTGATCATGGCTGCTGCCTACCTCTTGAACGGCGGCGCAGCCGGGGCGGTGACCTGCACGGCGCGGATACCGACCGCAGCCAACATCAGGCAGCAGGTCTGGGCATTCTTTGCACCAGCGCCGCCGCCGATCACCGGCACGGGCGCGGTAGCTGCCAAGAAGATCACCCTGGCTGGGTCGGGCACCTACACGCCCCCGATCACTGGCGCGGGTGCGGTAGCTGCCAAGAAGATCAAGCTGGCAGGCACCGGCACGGTCAGCGCTGGCATCACCGGCACGGGGGCTCTGGCTGCCAAGAAGATCAGCCTGGCGGGCACCGGGACTTACACCCCGCCGATCACCGGCACGGGTGCCGTCGCGGCCAAGAAGATCAAGCTGGCCGGGGCCGGGACGGTCGCCCCGCCTGGCATCACCGGCACAGGTGCCATCGCGGCCAAGAAGATCAGCCTGGCGGGCACCGGCACGGTCGGCAGTGGCCCTGCCCCGATCACCGGCACGGGCGCGGTAGCTGCCAAGAAGATCAGCCTGGCGGGCACCGGCACGGTCGGCCTGCCCCCAGTGGTCGTGCCTGCGTTCCTGCCAGCCCCAGACCTGCTGCCCATCACCTGGGATGGGCTCAGCCTCAACGACGGCGACAGAGGCGACGGGCTCTGCACAGTGGTGACCAACGTTGACGGCTGGTACGGCTCACCTGGCCTGGCTGGCAACGACCTTGCCCGGCAGCTCACCAACGGCGCGGTCTACGGGCTCAAGACCGTGGCGGCGCGGGTGATCACCGTGCAGGGCTCAGTTGTGGCCAGCGACCTTAGCGCCAGGGCGCAGCTCAACCAGTTCGCCCGTGACCTGGCCGCCCGTGCGGTCAACCCGAACCCAGCGGCCCTGCTCATCGCTGAGGACGAGGGCGCAGGTGACGGCAGCACGGTCACACTGTCAGCCACGGTCAGGGCCGACTCTGACGCCCTCGCGGTGGCCTGGCTTGGCCGCCTGTATTTCACCTGGCAAGTGATCTTGACTGCCGCTGACCCCAGGCTGTACGAGGCCGACTCGCAGAGCTTGACGGTGACGGCGGCAGCCTCAGGCGGCCAGTCCGGGCGCATCTACCCCTGGCGGCCTGTGCGGGCCTACGCCAGCGCAGCCGTGACGAACGCGGCCCGGCTGGTCAACGCTGGCAGCATCCCCGCGCCGGTCCTGGCCGCCTACACGGGTGACCTGTCAGAGTCCCGGCTAACTGACGGAATCAA